GTAGGAGTGGGAGTAAAAGCAGGAGGGTTTTCCCCATTTTCCCAAGAACGGAAAACAGCGGGGGTATTATACCAATTCAAAAAATCCTCTTTTGCCTTCTTAATCTTGTCGTCAATGGTGGTTCTTTGCAGTAATTTGTCTAAAAAGCTCATAGTCTCCCCGCTCCAACGGTTGCTCCTTTCCTTAAAAGGTCTTCCACAGTCCTAATCGTTGGGGCGAACTTTGCTCCCCCTTTTCCCAACCCATAGAGAAACTTCTGGACTTGAGCAAGCTGAGGCAGTCGGTAAGCGGCCGTTCCCAAAGCGGCGACACCACCAACGGCAGGACTGCCCATTGTCGCCATTCCCCCTCCTGTTAATCCTCCCAAAACGGTTAGCTCCCAACGGCTGGGCAACAATCTTTTTTGATGAGCCGCCATTGCCTTATCAAAGCGGTTCAGGAAAGAAAGAGCAAAGCTCTGAATATCATAAAGCTCGGCAATATCATCGGTAGCGTGATAGCGCAGGGAATCTCTTATCAGATTAGCGGTGTTGGCAAGAGAAACCGCCTTTTCACCTGACTTTTCCGCCAGCGTCGCCCCGCTCTTGTTCATTGTTTGGTGCATCGCTTGCTGGCTGGTATCAATAGCGCTTCTTAAAGCGTTTAGCTCGTCAAAAGGAACGGGTTTTCCTGCCAAAAGAGCGTCAATAGTGGGGGCATATTTTTTGGATTTGAAGACAATCGGCTTTCCTCTTCCCCCCTCAAACTCCAGCCTTAGCTCCATTCCTTTTTTGAACCTTTTCAGGTTCTTCTTAAAAACCTTCCTTTGCTTACCTTCGGGGATAATGTCATCAATGGTAAGGGAAACATCAACGGTTTTATTCCCAAGCTCCTTGTTGGCTACTCCAAACATATCCGTCAGCCACCCTTTTAAGGCACGATATTTCCCCGGCGGCGTGCCCTTAAACTCCCCGCCCGAAATCTGCTCCGCCTTTGCGCCGTATTTTCCCTTCGTTAATGTTTCTCTGGCTAATTCGTCGGCTTCTTCAAGCGCCTTCTGGGTTTCTTTAACAGGTATTTGAAGCCCTATTCTTCTTTGAACAACGGGAAGATAGTCGGTAAGATACTTAAAGCCGCTCCTTCCCAAAGAAAACGCTCCCTGAATTCCTCCTCCCGTTAAGCTACCAATAAGCGAGTTGGTGATTACCTTATTTAGTTGAACATTCTCATCTTCGGTCAAAGTTTGGCTAAGAGCGGTAAGCCCTGCCGTTGGCGCTCCTGTGGCCATTCCCCTAAGAATTGATTGACCAAGCCCCGCTCCCTTAGGACCAAGAGCAGGCATTAACCACGCTCCCAATTCTGCGGCAGTGCCGACTCCTTGCTTTACTGGCGACCAGGTTTCGGGGTGTTTAATGGGAATTGCCTGCTCGGCGGCAGATAGCCTTTCTTGAGAAATATCTCCCAAACTGGTGCTAATCCCCCGTGAGGTTCGCAATAAGGATTCCTTCTCTTCTGGCGAGGCGGTTTTGGCTCTTTGGATTAGCAACCTATTCATTTCTTCCGCTCTTCTTTGGCTCTCCTCGGCCTCCTGTTGGGCTTTGCTCTTTAATCCCAAAGTGCCGCCAATAATCTGGGCGGTTTTTGAGGCCACGGGAGTAAGAAAACCGCCAATTTTTTGAGCAAGCGTCTGACGTTCGGCAGGGGCGGTTTCTTCGGGCTGATAAGAAGGGGTTAAGGTAGGCGTTGTTGTGGTGGTAGGCGTCGTTGCCGTTTCTCCCCCTGTAATGGGAATCCATCGCCTTTCTCCCGTTCTCGTGTTTACCTGTTCTTTATAAAGCATATTAGCGTTCGGTTACATTGCCTGTATCTGTCCACTCTTCGCTACTGCCGCCCAAAAACATCTGGAGCGGCGCAAGTTGCGATTGGTATCTACCGATTTCATTCTCGGCGGCAACCGCAAAGTTATTCCGAAGATTTTTTAAGTCGCCGAGCATTTTCTCTTTTGTAACCGTGGGTTCGGTAGGCAGGAACGGCTTTAGCCTCTCAATTTCCTGAGCGGGCAAAACTTTGCCTCCGATTTTGAACATTTCTTGCGTTGTCGCCTCTTGAACTATCCGCCAGAAATTAGCCGAGTCTTTATCACCCAGTCTTGCCGCTAATGGCAAAAACTTTCCCACAATCGGGCCAACCCTTACTCTGTCCTCTTCAAGCAATTTAATTGCCTCATCAAGTTTTCCTATCTTATAGCTGGCATCGTTGGCGGCTTCTTCCATTTCTCCTTGAATTTTGCCCATCGTGTTAAGCCAAGTTAGTTGTTGGTGAGGAGTTAAGCCCGCTGCCCCTCCTGTCGGTCTGGTTTTCTCCCAAGCAAATTTCTCCTGTGCCAAGCCAAACTCCTTTTCTGCCATCATTTGCTGAAATGCTCTTGCCTCCTGTTCCTCTCTTAATTTGACTTGCTCAAGAAGGGTATTTGCTTCTTGGGTGGCTTTCTCCGCTTCGGCCTGTTTTACTAAGGCGGCTGCTTTCAGCTGATTAACCCCCCCGCCAATAATATCCTGAATTGTTCCCTCTATCCCCTCCTGAACTTGGGCTTGGGTTGCCAGCGTTCCCAGCGTTCCCGCTCTTTCTCGGGCGGTTAAAACATCGGCCTGAAGAGGATTGACCATTGCCAATCTTTCCCTTGCCTCCGCTCCCCCTGAAGCTAATTGTCCCGTGGTAGCACCAATATCGGAGGCAAGCATAGAAGTTCCTCGGGCGGCTCTGGCGGCTCTTACTTCCTTCATTACCTTGTCGCTAAAGGTTTCCGCTCCCGACTGTAGGGTGAGTGCTTGCTGACCTAAGGAGGCGGCTCTTCGGCGGGCTTCCTCAATTTGTTGATAGTCTTCGGTGTAGGCGGGCATCTTATTTATATTTTACAATTAATAATATCGTGAGGCAAATGACATCGCCGTCTGACCGTGAGTCTTGGCCAAATCGGAAAGGGTTTTCTTTTTAAGCGTTTCGTATTCTTGAGCCCGAATGGCTTTTTCCTCCGCCTCAAGCTCCATTCGCCGTGATTCAACCGCTCTTTTCTGCTCCTCGGCCAATTCTGTCAAGGCTTCAGGGCGGTAGGTAGTTATTGGCTCTTCGCCACGGCGACGAGCTAACTCCGCCAACGAGGGGAGTTGGCCAAGACTCCCTAATCCCGCTGTTCTTAGGGCTTCTTGGGTGGTCGCCGCTTCCTGTTCGGGAGTGCCGATTTTTCTTATCCTCTCTTCCTCGGCCGCCTTCCTTGCCAAAGCAACTCTTTCCAAGTCATATTTTGCCGCTGTCTGGGCGGTAGTCTCGGCGGTCGCCGCCCTTCTTTCAATGGCGGCTCTTTCCGCTTGTTCTCTTCTTAAAAGCTCGCCCACTTGTTGTTGGCCTATTCCTGAGGTAAGAACCCCTGTCTGAACCTGACCCATCTTGGTTTGCCTAATCCTTTCTGCCCACTCCGCCTTCTTGGTTTCAAGGCTTTCCTCTTTAGTGGCGGTAATGTCGGCTAAGGTATTAACCAAATCTTCTTCCGTTTCCGCCTTATCAATGTCATATTTGGCCAAAAGGTTTTCCGTTTCCTGCCCAACATCACGAATAGTGGCCAGAACATCCTCGGCGCTTCTTATCTTCCCCGTTTGAATGCCCTTCTCTATCTCGGCTTTCTTCTTATCGTAGTAGGGTTGAACCTGCTCAATCGCTTTTTGTAGAAATTGGTCTCTTTCCGCATCGGTTAATCCCAAACGAACATCGCTTAGCTTGGCATCAAGGTCGTTAATAATACTGGTAATTTCTCGGGTTAAAGCATTTTCCGCTTCCTCTACCTGAACCCTCGCCGCCTCTGAGTCGCTTAAAATCTCCACCCGCCTTTTCCCCATATCGTTAAAGAGGCGGTAATTAACCCCGTTTACTGTCTGAACGGGACCCCCCGTAATATCGGGGTTAATGCCTTCCGCTCTTAGCTCTTCGCTGGTGTAGGATTTACCCGCTTCTACTGCCATATAATTTAATTATACCTTTTATTTGCCCACTTTTATCCAGTGCTAATTTGTGTTTGTAAATTTCCGACTTATCTTGCTCAAAAAGAAGAATTTTGTCTGTAAAAGGAACATCGGGAACAAGCTCTACTATTCTTCCCTTTTGTTTTCTTGGCTTCGTTGGCACAATATATTTGCCAATATCTTTATCATCAGTGCCACTGACAGAGATTTTAGCTCCCCTAACTACCAGCGGGTCGTGAACTCGCCCCTCAATCTCACCAATTATCTCGCCAGTTTTTTTATTATAAAAGAGTATCATTACAATTCATTATAATATATATGATAGCGGTAGTAAATTGTCCTTGCCCCTCCCGAGTCTCCGTTGTAGAGATGAATATAGAGCTTTGTTGTATCAACTGCATATTGCCCACCATCAGGAGAAATTGCCCCAATACTCTTGTAGGCATAAGGAGAAAATTTATCATTTGACCGCCAAATGCTTGTGCAGAAGACAATAAAGGCGGGTTTATATCCTAAATTATGGGTTATTTCTACCGTTGCTGTTCCTGGCGGTCCATATGGAGCAGTAGCCGCAGGAACACTTTGTGAACCAGAACCATTAGAAAAGAGTTTTAGGGTATTATATTTAGAGCTAAATACCAAATTCTCTTTATTGGCGGTTTTAACATCGTATCCTGCTTGGGATACCTTTATTCCGTAGTTTGTCATATCATCCCTTTATCTATAAAAATTAGATAATAGCCAACCGCTGTAAAAGCGGCAAGGTTATCTCCGTTTACCCAAACATGCAAATGAAGATTAGTAGAGTTAGAATAAGCTGTTCCAGTAATATAATTTGTATATAACATACTTGTGTCAAGAGAATCTTGCAACCATAATTTTGAAGCATGCTTTATCTTAAAATAACATAAGTAAAATGGCGCATAACCAAGATTGTGAGCAATATCAGCGTCTCCAATACCAGTTCCTTCGTATGGTGTTTTTTCAGAAACGGAAATATTAACACTTCCTGCCATCCAAATCTTAAGAGAGTTAGCACTGGAATTAAAAACCTGATTTTTAATTTCAGTAGTTTTAATATCATAACCTGGCTTGCTGATTTTTATTCCGTAGTCTCCCATTATATTGCGTCATAAAAAATATAATAGTAAAAATCCCTACTTGCTCCATCCGCATTACGAATTACTAAGTTTGTTCCGTCAACATACATATATGTCCCAGAGGTATCATCATAAACAGGCACAATATTATTGCTTCCGTTTTTCATAAATACCCAAACGATAGGTGTATAGGATAGCCCATGAGCGATTGTTTTTATTCCTTCGCTGCTAATGTTAACTTTATCCGCAACTTTTATTTTTAATAAATTCAAATTTGTCGTCAGAGCAAATTTCTTTATATTTGTTGCTGTATCAGGAACAATAGTAGCATCATAGCCATCCCTTGAAACCTTTATTCCGTAGTCTGCCATAGTTAGAACCCTCCCGATTGATAACCTATTAAAATACGGTCATTTGAGCCATCGTTAACGATAATCCTCTTGTTCGCCCCGTCAATTTTTATATTGCTCACGCCAACAGTAATATACTCGTCAACATTGAGCGTTCCCGTCTTGGCAGCAACCACATCAAGCTGGTCGCCAGAAATCTCATTAGCGGTGATTGTCCCTGCCGCTATCTGTTCAGCGGTTAGGTTAGAAACCACCAGCCCAGCGGCAATGGTGGGGGTAATTTTACAATCCTTGCCCGTTTCTCCCAGCTCCACAATCGCCAAAAGAAACCTTCTTGACCCAGCCGCATTGGCGGGATTGGTGGTGGTTTGTAGGACTGGCGACTTATCCTCATCGTAATAGACATAGGTAGTGGCGGCAATATTGCCCGTATTGCCAGCCGTGATTTTAAGCGAGTGCGAACCGTTGGCAAAATAAATTACCCCTTCTGTCCAGGCGGCGGTGTTATTGTCAACAGAGCTAAAGGTAATCGTGGTTGTCGGGTTAAGAGGGGCGGCAAATTGGGAAACGCTTAACGCCCCTATGGGGATAGCGTTTCTGGCGGTCATCGGTGATTGTGTTGGTGAGGTTACAATCGTTCTGGTTAGGAAGCTGTTATAACCCCAGTCGTAATAAGAGCTCATGTCTGTTTATCCTCCTCTATTTTATATGACGGTTGCCACTCTAACAAGAGACGGTGGAGTTCATAAAGGTTGTTTTTGCTGGTCTCCTGAAGGAGAAACTTAATCCGATAGCCACGGGCGTGAAACTTAACAAAGTCGGTTGAACCGTTAAGCTGGCCAACGGGCTGCCAGCCGCTGTCGTCAACCTTGTAAAAAACACTCAATCCGCTTAGTTTTTCCCCGTGTCCCCAGAGGGCGTAGTAATCGTCTTGGTATTGCGGCCCCGAACCAAAGAACCATCTTGTTTCCACAAAGGAGGTAAACTCGGCCGTGTTCTGGCTTCCTGAAGAAAACAGTTGGAAAATCTCGCCATCGTCATTGCCGAAAAACAGCCTTTGGCCAGAGCTGGTCACATAGGAATGAAGATTTTTAACCTCATCGGCCAAGCTCATTCTGTTATAGTTGTTTTGGAGGATATTGTAGTCAAAAAGAACATTACTCAAGCTTCTTCCCTCAAGGGTAATATCGCCAATGTAAATGTAGAGATGGTGGCCTAAAACCTTAGCCTGAATTTTACTAAGGCTTGCTTCGGGAATAGCATCCCAGTATTCCTGAATGGGCAGGCTAATTTTAGTGTCGCTTCCCCCGTCAAAGGCGTAAATCCCGTCTCGGGCGGCTCTAAAAGTCCAAGTGCCGTAGTCACAGATGCTCTCGTGGGAAACGCAACCCGTAGCAGAAACCTGATAACGCTCATCGGCTTTGGTGAAAATCCAGCTGCTGTTCTCGCAGCCGACAAACATATTTTCCCCGTTTCTGCCTACTCCCTTAATCACATCGTCAAAAACAACCCAGTCGTTGACAACATCCCAAGTAATTGAGCCTGTATCCACCAAAGAGGAACGATAAGCCCTTGAGGGATAGGCTGTCCCCGAAACATCGCAATTGAGAAGATAAATCCTTTCCCCAAAGGCAATAATATAGCGAGCCTTAGGAGCGTTAGTAACATTGGTGCTTGTTGACCAAGCTGTGCCGTTGAAACTGCGGGTCGCATCAGCGTAATTAACGGCAAAAAGGGTATCAAGAGCGGGGGAGTAAGCAAATCTTACGGGGTAGTCTTTGGTAAGAGCTTGCGACTGGGACGCCCAAGAGGTGGTATATTTATAAATCCCAGCGTTAGTTGCTCCGTTAACGGCCACTAAATGGTCGTGGCTTCCCGAAGAGCGGTAAAAGTCTATTCCCCCCAAGACATCTTGCGAGGCGGCAATTTGCGAGCCTTTAATTTGGTAATCGCCTGCTTTTTTAAGGACGCCAATCTTGTTGGTAGCAAAGTTTTGCCCCTCCACAAACTCGCCCACCGTTTCGTCAAAATTAGAAACCCCTCGGTTTATTCCTGAAAAGCCAGGTAAAATATCGGTGTAGTTCATCGTCAATCGTCATAAAGGTCGCTCCCAAAAATTACTTCCACTCTCTTACGGGTATAGAACTGGCGAGAGCGAGCCGCAAAATCAAGATAGTCGTTTTTATCCTCGGTGAAAGCCCGACGGTAATCGGAAGCTCTTTCGCTATTTTTCGGCAGCCAAAGGCGATAGAGGGCATAGGAAACAATCGGTTCTCTTGCCCCGTATGGGAGGCCGTGGACATCGCTTTCTTCTTCCATTTCCTCGGGATAATCCCAATACCAGAGAAAAGCCATGCCGCTTCCGTCAGGAGTGGGACGCAAGCCAAACTTATCGCCCCTAAAGAAAACTCTGGGGTCGCTTTTATAATAGGTGGTGTTTGGCTCGCCTTTCTCTTCATCCTCAAAGGTCGCCTTATAAGCGTCGGTAGAATTAGTCCCTCCATAGTTGACGTCAACCCGTTGGAAAGCCAAAAACCTTTCGGGCAGGTTATATGTGGCCACCCCGTCGCTAAGAACCTGAGTGGTATAATTCTTCCGATAATCGGGAAGGGCTTTAATAAGCTCCGTGGTTAGTTTTCTTACCACCGCCCTGACCAGTCTTTTAACTTTTTTTCGGGAAACCTCTTTGGCGTCGGGGTCGCCAAACTCTTCTAAAATCTCCTCAACGATTGAATAAAGGCTTTCGTTGGTGTAGCCCTGTCCCTGAACGGGGTCGGAAAAGCTGGAATAGATGTCGGCGGTGCTGTTGAAGTATTTAACCCGATACCAGGTTTGCGAAGTGCCAGCGGTATCATCGTAAATGGTGTAATCCTCGTCTGGAGTAAGGTCAACGGTAGCCACTAAGGTGTCAAAATCACCCGTTTCGGAGCTGTCGGAGTAAATCTTGGCTTGGTTGTATTTAATCTCTGCCACAGGAGTGCGGGCGGGGTGAGCAAAGACTAATCCGTCTGAGTGGCCAAGAGTAGTGTTCCCCGTGGTTGAGGTAATCTTGACAATTTCGGTCTCTTCCTCGCCAAGATGGCCAAAAACAACATAATCGTTAGTAGAAAAGCCCTGGTTATTTTCCACCGTTGAAGAGGTGGCGGAAGCGGCCGCATCAGCGGCTAAGCGGGTCTTTCCTGGCCCCAAAGATGGGTGCTGAATGGTGATAATCATCTCTTTAGACTAATAACTGGTTTATCCTTCCCTATATTTATTTTAACACTTTTGCCCCCGACTGTCATTTCCGGCCTTTCCCCTTGGATTACTACTTCCCCTGTCGCCGAATGCCAACGGTCATAATATAAACCAGCGGTATCATAATAAAGGTCGCTATCATAAAAGAGCTTCTCTCCAGAAACAACTTCGGTGGCGGTGGTGGCGAAGATTTTAACAAGCGGTCTTATCTCTCCCGTTTTGCTAACCACGCTTTCCTTGCCAACAAAAAGAACCGCTTTTTCTCCAGGGACATAGTAAGTAAAGCCAATGTCGGTAATCTCCAGAAGCTCAAACATGTTTAAGCCAAAGCTCTTCGTCAACCCAATGTCGGTAATACTAATTGCTTCTTGCTTTGTCAGAACAGTAGTTTTCTCAAGTTTATCGGCAATATCAACGCTGTCAGCCAGGCTTCGCTGATAGGCAACGGCTCTTGAAAGAGTATCGGCAATCGCCATTGCTTCCTCTTTGGAAAGACTAATTTCTTTAGCGATGCTGTCGGCAAGAGCAAGGGTGTCGCTTTTTGATAAGCCAAGCCGCTTAGCGTAGCTATCGCTTAAAGAAAACGCTTCCACTTTTCCCAAGTCTATTTCCTTAAAAGAGGCGTCGGTAATCCCCAACTGTTCGGCAAAAGCGGTCTCTATTTGTTTGGCAATTTCCTCGCTAATGGTTAGGGTATCGCTGCGGTTAATTCCTGTGCTTTTCCCTACCTGGTCGCTTTTGATAGAGCCATTGTAAAAAAGACGAGGGTCGTCGTAGTAAAACCCCTCATCGTAATGGGGGATTGTGTCTAAGGGGAAAGTATCATGGAGGTTAATTTGTATCTCCGCCATTGTTTAGCTTAACTTGCCCCGAAGGTAACCGTCCAGGTAAGAACAATGCTATCGTTTGCTCCCTTGTTAACCACATCAAAATCATCATAGGTCATCAGGGTAGTGTTGTTGTTGCCCAAGAGTAGCCCCGCTTCGGTGACCGCTCCCGTTGCCGTCCCCGCAGGGAAGGTGGCGACGTAAATAACATCGTTATCGTTTGCTGCCGTCCCTTGAGTGGTTGAGTCCAAAGCGACATTTCCTAAAGGAGTTGCCAGCCCCGTTGAAGCGGAAGTTTGTCCCGAACCAGAGCCAAGCCCCATATAGCCAATCGCCCCCGCACTTTGGCTTGACATGGCGTTGGCAACTTGAGCATCCATTAGGGCGGTAATGAGGTTTTCTTTTCTCACCACCTTCTTGACCTTACCGTCTTTATCTTTGAGGACAAGCTCTATCTTTCCTCTAATACCCATTTTTTCCTTTTTTTCCATATTATCACCACCTTTTACCTAAAAATAAAAGTAACGTGCGTTTGGCTCGTAATATCAGCCGTTATCCCGTTATCAAAGCGGGCGTTAACCAGATAGGTAGCGGGGCCAAGAGCATCGCCTGCTAAGTAGATTTTCACATTGCCATCGCCATCGCTGGCAGAGTCGGAAACCTCTATTACTGAACTTGCTACAGCGTCACCCACAATAATAGCGTGGAGAAAGCCAGGCTTGTTTTTCACGATGACATTAGCATCGGCGGCCGCCTGATAATGCTTATTGAACATTGGTTCTATTTGCGCCATTAGTTATCACCACCTTTTTTTACTGATTTTTCTACCAATACCGAACTTCTTTGATATGGTCTTTGACCGTATTTAAGCTGCCACAAAAAGAGCTTGGCAAAATACTTATTACGGGCGGTAATTCCCCTGTTAAAGTTATCTTGGTGCTTTTCGTCAACCGTTTGGTTATGGAAATCAAGCAGTTTGCCAATTTCTTTCCCCTTCATCCCTGGGGGGAAAGAGCCTTTCTCCCTAAGATACTTTAGCTTTCGCTCCAACTCGGTTTTCCCCATCATAATTTCATTATATCACTTTTTATGGGGTCGCTTGGACTTGAGAAAGGCCTCATATTCCCCTCGGTCGGCAAACCTGTCTTGTTCGGCGTGGGGGCTTTCTTCAGCCGCCACTCTCTTTTTTCTTGCCATAAAAATCACCTCCTTTCAAAAAGGCGTTTTACCAAACTGCTAAAATAGCCGCAAACCTAAGTTTAAGCAGTTCTGGTTATCAATCCGCTCTCTTGGTAGTTTCCTGACATTAAAACCGTTGTCGGCACAGTAACATTAGCCGTTGCGCCAAAGGTTTTCCCCGTGCAGGCAAAGGTATTCCCCGACAAAGTGCCCACGCAGCCTGTTAACACCAAAGGCTTAGTGTTAGTGCCGCTTGAAATCGCTGGGAAAGAGGTAAACTCATTATTTCTAATGATTACCCCGTTCATTCCCGAACCGCCTGCTAAATAGAGGTTGCAATCAACGCTGGCGGCGGGGCCAGAGAAGATATTATCTTCAATAACCACATCTTGAGGAACGCTGCCAGAAGTTCCTAAAAGAACAACGTCGCCTACATTGCTGTAGAACCGATTGCCCTTAATCAGAACTTGCCAAGCGCCTCCCGTGGCCGCCCATTGGATTGCCCCTCCCGTAGCCGCATTAGTGGCGGTAGAACCGACACAGTTTTTGAAATGACAACCAGTAATCGTTGTCCCAAAAGCGGTTTTGGTTGAGCCATCATCGTCAAGCAAAATCCCTCCTCCTGTTGAACTGCCACCGTTAAAGCCTAAATTGGCAATTAAACAGCCTGGGGCTCTCACCGTCAAAAGGGCGGTTGAGCCAGAACCCTTTTTAATTTGGGGTAATCCCCCTTGGGTTCTCCCTGTTCCTACCCCAATAAGGGCAAGACCAGCGTGAGTAGCAGGAATAATCACCGTTTCCGCATAGCTTGAGGGGTCGGTTGCTCCCGCTGCTATTGTCTTGGGGAAAACATAAACCGTATCCCAAGCGCTGGCGGCCGTAACTGCTCCCTGAATAGTCTTTTTTGCGTCTCGGGGCGTTCTTCCCGAATTATTATCGCTTCCCTTGTCGCCGTCAACATAGAAGGCGTGACCATCTCGTCTTAAAAGCCTTCCTGCGCCAGCAATTTTGTGAAGCTGGATTTCTGCCTCGTTCGCAATATTTCTATCGTAAATCATCTTTTCTCACCTCCTTTTTTGTCTCACTCGTAAATTATTCATTCAAAAAAGATGAGGGCCGTAACTCATCACAGTTTACCCCCCTTGCGGGGATACTCGTGGGCTGGTTAGTGCCTGCCCTTTCACGGCTTTTAGGTCAGCCAACCTCGTGTTGAGTAAGAAAATGACACGATATTTCCTTTTATTCTACATCCCGCAAGAACGAATGGGCTCTTGGTTTATCGGTTGCCAGGTCTGAATACCAGTAGAGAACCGCCTCATAAGCGTCAGAGTTAGAAACCCTTGACAGAATTGCGCCATCCTCATCCATCCAGTCCCAATCGCTCATCTGCATAATTTGCAGATGGTCGGTGTCAACAAAGAACACCGTGTTGGGCGGACAGTCAGTATCCGAAACCCAAGGTAAACCGCTGTATTCTAAAGCCTTGAAACCACCGTCCAAATCAAGAGTATTCACAAACCGCTTGTCGGCCACGACAAGGGAAGCATATTTATCTCTTAAATCTGGGCCGGAGATTATCATCTTAACTTGGCCGCCATTTTTCTCTACGGCTGTTATTGCTTCTTGAATTAAATCCAAGGTCAAATCACGGTTAACACCGCCGTTATCGTCATTGGCAAAAGTGGAACATTTCCACCAAGCATAGCTGCTTCTGGAAAGGCCGTGGAGTGTCGTTACATAAGTGCCGTCATCCACAATCCCCTTCAGCCCCATCATCTCGTAAGAATCAGAGGGGGTAACTCCCGCGCCATCGGTAGAATTAGCCCGCACCACCCAGTCATTATCCTCAATATTAGCATCAAGAGCGGCGGAGACGGTTACTTGAGTATCGCTGTCAACAGAGGTGATAACCACATCGCTATCGTTAGCAACGCCATCATCATCGCCGACAATATCAATTACCATGCCGTCAAAAAGATACATTGTGCCAGGAGAATCTACCGTTAAGGTCGTGCCCGTGCTAGGGTCGCCATTGACTAAACAACGCCGTGAAGTGCCATCGTTAAACAACTGGTAGTTAATCTCCTTTCTCAAATCGGCAGTAATGCCTTTGATTTCGGAGTCCAGGGCACGGACAATCGCTCCCGTGTCGTTTCTTGAAGCGGCCATCACCGGTCCAGAAACCTGAATTCTTCCCCGATGGAACTTAACATTGCCATAGGGATTTTTGTATTCCTGGTTGCCAGCGGTCGGTAAATCCGTCTCCGCTCCCGAACCAACACCAGAACTTCGTCCGTAGTGAGCCACTAATTGCCACTGCTTACCGGAAACATCTCTCTCATTCCTGGTTAAAGTATTGAGAAGGATTGTTTTGTTGTTTAACTGGTCTCTAACTACAGGTAAATAATCTATCTTTAGAGCCTCGTCAAAGTTGGTTAGATTTTGTGCCATATATTTTCACCTCCCTTTTCCTTATCACTTAAGTAAGATACTTATAAGGACAACTAATGAGGAAAGTTAGGCGAAAATCAAAGGCTTCTTATCCTTGCTTCAGCGGCTCTTGAGGCCTCTTCGAAGTCTTTTGGAGTTTTCTTTTCTGGAGTGTGGGAGGTCTTGCCCGTGCTCTCTGTCTGCAAACCACCTTTTTGTTTTTTGAGAGCTTCCTTAATTGAGTAATCAAGGAACTCTTCTTCGTGCATTTGCTTAAACAAAGACCGTGGGTCAAAGTTCTTATTGTTTTCTTTCTGCATTTCTCTAAGAACTTCTACCCTGTCAAACTTTGGCCTGCCATCACCACCAGGAAACTCTTTTTCCAACGCTTCCATTTGGCGGTCAAAAGCCTCTTCCGCTTCTTTCCGTTGAGACTGGGTATAGATTTCTTCTTTAACCCTTTCTATCTCGGGGGAAACAATTTTAATAATTGCTTCCTTTACCTCAGGGGCAACGTTTTTGAGAACGTCGCTTTCCTCAACAGAATTTCTTGCTTTTGCTTCTGCCTCGGCTTTCCTTGCCTCTTCAGCTTTCTTAAATTCAGCCAGCTGTTGAGAACGCCTTGTGAATTCAGGATAGAAGTTCTCTTTCCATTCTTTGCTTAATTCCTGAGCGGGAACTTTACGCCCGTCAGGCAATTCAAAGAGTTCTTCTGTTTCCTTCTCTTCACTCTCGTTTGACTTCTCTTGTTCCTGAACTTGAGTATCGGCAGGTCTTTCGATTACTTTTCTTCCCGTTGTTCTTTCTTCTTGCTCTGTCCCCTCCTGCTCAAGCTCAGTCTTTTGAGACTGGTCTTCGTCCATAATGTTATTAACTGCCCAAATAGGGCTTGGTTATATTTTCATTATATAACACTGCTTTTCAACTTGTCAACTCTTTTTGTAAATCTGCTTCAAAGCCTTGTCGGCAACGGGGTCGGTATGGGAGGAAACTCCCGTCTTTTGAGCCACTTTGCCCGTCGGTTCCCAGCCGTGAGCCACTCCTCTCAAGAGGTTGGCTTGGCGTTCGGCCTTGGCTTTGGTAGTTTTCTTAGCGGAAACCTTGCCTCCGTGGCTAACTTGATAACCGCCCTTAACCTTTCTTACTTTTACTGGCATTTTACTCACCTCCTATTCCTTGCGCTTGTAATTCTCCCTGAACATGCTGGGTAATAATTTGCTTAATTTCCTCAGGGGCTTGGGCAAAAATGTTTGTGTTGGTAAAATCAATATGAGCTTGGGTATGATTTATATCCGCTCCCTCGGTAGGCGGCAGGGGTTCGCCGTTCATCATCTGGGTATTTTCCTTATCGGCCAAATCCGCCATTTTTGTTTCTTCCGCTCCGCCTGTTTGTCCTGCTGGGGCCGTGCCTCTCCTTCCCGCTATCTCCGCCTTAAGAGCATGTTGTTCCAAGCGTTCCTCCCGAGCCTTAGCGGAAAGCTCTTCAATGTTGGGAAACTCAAACTGACGAAGCACTTCCTCGGCAGGAATTATCCCCGCTGTCGCCAGCTGAATGAGGGTTTCCCGTTGAGCGTCTAAGGTATAGCCAAGCCAAGAACCGATTTTAACAATTAGTTCGTCCTCGCCCGTAACAATGGTTGCTCCCTTCCTCTTTGTCCCCGCCTTGCCGCCAATAACCCGCAGATGGTCGGTTTTCTCCCCCTCAATGGTTTCAGGTTCGGCAATCTTGGCAATTCTTGAGGAAACGTATTTCTTGGAAACAATATCCAAAATCCCCTTTCCTAAAACACAGAGAAACGATTCCAAGGCCATTTTAATTCCCGCCAAGTTGTTGGAATCGGCCGCCTGAAGAGCCTCTAAGGTTTTCCCCGACCTTGCTCCAGCGGGCAGGCTTCCCAAGGCCGCTTCGTGGCTTCCCATATCGTCTTCAATGTAAGAGGCGAGCTGGTTGCTAAGAGAATCAACCGTTTGGGGGAGGGGGTAGGGAACAAATTGCTCAAATTTTCTCCCCTTATTAACCTCAATTACCTCGCCGCTCTCGTTGGTAATTGTTTTTACGCCGTGGCCGACCTCGGCAATCAGCCGATAAATTAAGGCTTGGTTGACATACATAATCTTTTGGGAAACCGAGCGGTCAAGAGCCTTGTTTAAGGGGATAGCGTCGGCTACCCAAGAGCGGTGATAAACCTGAAGCGGGTCAAGAGGAATTTGGAGAAGATAAATGGGAAAATCGCTTCTATCCAGCGGCTCTTCCCTTAAAACTTGGCCGCCAGCGTAGGTAAAAAGAAAAATGTTGCCCCCTTTCTTGTTGGGTTCATCTTCCCAGAGGAAAAACTCTTTAACAGTGGCTCTTTTAATTTTCTTTTCCCCAACGCCTTGTCTTTTGGTAATCAAACGGGCTTTAAGAGAAGAAACGGCAATTTCATCATCGGCCTTAACTTGCTTTCTGGCTTTCTTGTCATAACGCTCGTCAGCGGCAATCTCATCAAGAGGGCGGCTGACGGTTTTGGCGATAAAACGGCCGACAACCTTGCCATAAATTACTTCCGCTTGGGCATCGCACCAAATATCAAAAGAGTCGTGGAGCTTAACCACCACTTCACCCAAACCCCCATCGGCCTTGTCGTCCCAGTCAAGCTCTACCCAACCGACCGAGGTATCCAGAGCCTCGCTAACGACTCCCGCCACCACCGACTCAAGGTGGAGCTTGCGGTAAAGGTAATCCAAAAACTTCCCCACCCGACGGGCGTTGTCAATTGTTTCCTTGTCATCATCGCCAGGAACAGTAACCCACTTGGGGTAATAACGGGTGGAATAGTTGACAATCGCTCTTTTCCCCGCCTTCACCTTGTTGACCACAATTCTTACCTCGCCTGGCTTTCGGGGCGGCGTTTCAATGGTGTTGGTGACGTAGTTGTAGGCGGCGTAGTGCTGGCCGTCAAGGAACATCTTGTTAAGATACCACTCAAAGTCTTTTTTGTGGCGGACTTCCTTGGCGTCGGTCAAAAGCTCCTCGCAATAGGCGATTTTTTCCTCGTCGGCGGCGTTTTCCCAGAGCTTGCCGTGGCTATTTATTTTAATCATAGATTATCTTTGGCGTTAATTAGTTTCTCGGTGCTTATTTCTTCAAGGGGGCGATAGGGGTCTTTGACGCTCTCGGCGGGCTTGGGAGGGGGTTCGGTTGCCTCCTTATACTCCTCAATGTTTCGGCTCATCAGCTTCATCTGGAGTCGTTCCCTTTCCCGACGGTTGGCAATATCCTGATAGACAATATAAAAAAACTCGGCAATGATAATGGCGGCAAGTAGGTAAATCATCAAAAGTATTCTCCCAAGACGGGGTCAACATAGACCCGCTTCTTGTTAAATTTTTCCATTAGCTTTCTTTCCAGATTGCTTTTTGGTTCAGGCTTTTTCTCTTTTTCCTCGGCGGGAGCAAAGCCGATTTCTCCCACATCGGACAAGGCGTCAATCAGGTCGTCGTGCTTTGATTTGGGGAAGTGAATCAGCTCCTCTTCCAAATCAACCATCTCCTCCTTAATAAATATTTTACCACTTTCAAATCGGGGCTGTAAAGTCGCCCGCAAGCGGCCCTCTTTTTGAACGGCCGCCCTTGTCTTGATTTCCGTTAAGGGAAGAAAAATGTTTCTCCTTTCCTCCTCAGCGTTAATGGGGTCAAGAAGGGCTTGCGATTGGCCGATAACCTCAATGCTCATTGTCGTCGGCTTATGCCGCTGGTAGGCGGCAAAAATCTCCTCAATCATTTCCCCCACCGTCCACCTTCCCCTTCTGGTCTCCAAAACATACCAGTTGTTTTTCTCGTCAATTCCCACGGTAACAATAGCGGTATAGTCGGCGCTGGTTTTTTGGGAAACGGCGGGGTCAATGCAGGTAAAAATCTCTAAGTTTTCGGGGGCTTCCTGGTAATACTTAATTTGCGATTTCTTGATTAAAGCGGTATCCACATCAACGGGGTTGTTAAGATAATAGGCGGAGAACAAATAAGAGCCGTGGAGTTTTCTTAACTCCTCCAGTTTTTTCTCATCAAACTGTTCAGGGAAATAAAGACTGCCATCGGGATTGTAAGCGCCCCTGATATAGGTGTCCACCTCGCTCTTAAAGTTATCCAAGATATAGGAGTAAAGCTCGTAATAGGAAAAGCGAGTGCCGATAACCAGCATAATGCCGTGAGGGTCAAGCAAGGAGAAAGCTCGCCGCCACCAATCGATTACCTTATCCGCCTGATAGCGAGTGGCTGAATTTTCGGGATTAACAAGGTCGTCACAAATGATAATTTGATAGTGCTGGGAGACCAAGTTTCCCCCCACCCCAGCGGCGGTCACGGTGGCTTCTCTGACTCCTCGGCTTCTTCCTTTGACAATCAGCTCATCCTCATTCCACTTTAACCTCTTATCATACATATCCCCGTAAAGAAGGCGATAGGTTTCGTTGCCCATAATGTGCTGCTTAATCTCCCCCAAGAAGCGTTGGGCATTATCAAGGGTGGCGTTGGCGATTAAAATCCGCACATCCCTGTTTCTGGCAATTTCCTGAAGAGACCAGCCCACGGTAAAGAAAGTTGATTTTAGGCACATCCGAGGCACTAAAACCATTCTAATTCTGGAGCGGGAGCTTGAAAACCAAGACGCCCATTCCCCGTGGACGTGGGGAACAAGCAGGCGTTGGCGGTCGGGGCGGCCATCCTCCAAAATATGCTTGTTTAAAAAAAACAGGTCTTCTAAACCCCGTTGTTTTTTTTTAATTAAAAGATGCCGATAAAGTTCAAGCTTTTTCTCGTCCATTTTCCAAAAGAGCAATGACCGCCTCTCGGCTCATTCCTACCCGATAGCCTTTTCCCCTGGCTTCTTGGCGAAGCTGTTTCCAACTTAACTGCCGATAATCTACTTTTTCTTCCTCTTCCTCCTCCCGATACTCTTCCAGCCCCGTTCTTACCTGATTTAGGGCATGGTAGGCAACAAAACCGTCTAAGGTTCGTTTCTCTCCAGGCTCAAAGAGGTAAAGCCTTCCCCCGCACATAAACTCAACCTTTCTTCCTGTTTTGTTTATCAGCGTCTTTGGCTCGTATTCCATTTTTCTCCACCTCCTTTTTCTTCTCGACTAACTTAACGCTCACCACCGAGAGCAAGCCTACTCTTGGGCAGCCCCTGTTAATACAGGTAAAGAAGAGAAGCTTTTCCTTTCCCATCTCTATCTTCTGAAGCGGTTGGCGGCAGTAAACACAAAGGTCTTCCATATGGTTAGTTTAACTCTTCTTTTATCCTTATTTTCTTAACAATCGCTAACGGCTTACCGTAGCGGGTTAAGAGAATAACCGAGAAGCGGTCTAAGAAATGACTGGCTCTTTGTTGGAACTGCCTTACGCTTACTCTCTTCATAACAATTCTATTATAGCATAAGAGTGTAGTAAGATAAATAGGTGGGGAAAATTTTAGAAAAATTTTTGGGAGGAGAGGGGCTCTTTCTCCTAAGGGGGAGAAATGTGTTGTAAGAAGTAATGAGGGAAAATTTTGAAAAAAATTTGTTGCGAATGAGGAGCGAAGCTATTTAGAGGAAGAGAAAAAATTAGAAAAAATTAGAAAAAATTTGTGCTACGAATTAGAGCAAAGCACCAGGAAGAGGATTAGAAAAAATTAGAAAAAATTTGTGCTACGAACGGGAGCGAAGCCAAATTCGAATTTTAAAATTCAAACGCCCAATCGCCCCTACCCCCCCTATGCCTAACTGCGTATAATTGCTATTATACCTTATTAAATAGCTTTGCTATACCCCTTAGCTTTGATTTTAACCCTGCTTTTGCTAAATAACCCCTGCTAAATAGTTAGCAATCCCATTTATTACAGGATAACAAAACAGTAACCGCTTGTTTTTGCTCCGGCCGGTGGGACTTTTTGCCTTTTAGCTTCAGTTTTTGGCTTGCTTATTTTCCAAACCTTACTAATTATCAGCCGCTTATAGGATAATGGCTTAAGGGATAGTCTTAACCCTGCCAATCGTTGCTATAGCTATAACCTTAGCTAAACCCTGCTATAGGACTATATTTTGATAATTAGTTAAATTTGATTTCAGCGGTGGCAATTCCTGCCTTTTAGCTTCACTTTTACCGGCGCTATTTTCTCAAAACTTGCTTAAAATAAGCCGCCTATAGGATATTCCCAGCCTTTCGGGGGTAAAATGGCGGCTTTTTGGCGGGGTATGTTGGTATTGCTTTTAATTTTTCGACCGTTTTAGAGGCATTTGGTGAGGGGGTAAATTCACGGCTTCAGCTCTTTTTGTAGCTCTTCAATACGCTTATTTAGCTCTTCTTCCTCTATATCTACATTTAAATTTAGATTGACGCTCTCGCTTTGGACCCGCTCCGGTTGATATGCTCCCGCTATCTTGTTTATTTCTTGAATATAACCAAGCCTAATAGTGTAATCATCCCTTTTTTTGCCTGTCTTAGCATCCAGCCCCTCATTTAACCGCTTTTCTACTTTGCTATTTTTACCGATTATTTTTCTTTTTGTTAGTCCATCAATTAATGCTTGCCTAAAGTTTTGCTTATGTAGGTTTTCCACTGCCATGCTGTTAGCAACTTCTTTTTTAGCGGTGTATATCTTTGCGGTGCTCTTTGCCGGACTTAACCCGCGGCCCTGCTCTATATCATTCAGCATATCAGCAATTACTAACTGCTGTTTTGTGCTTAACCCGTAGGGATTGCTTTTTGTTACTTTTATCTTTGGCATACCTTTATTATATCATTAATTTACCCCTTGACAATTTAAACAACTTATGATAGAGTTAAGATAATACAATAATAATACAATGAAAACAATTAAAAACAAAACCAGCCTCCGATTATCTTCTTCTTCTACCCGCTTTCTTGACGATTTACCCGCTTTTGACTTGCTATTTCCAAAACAGCCCACGCCGGACGATGAAGAGGATTTGAAAACCTTGAAAAAGTTTGAAACTTTATTAAATTTAAAATAAAGGGAGGTGAAGAAGAAGAAAATGAAAACTATTAAATGGGAAAACCCTAATAAAATGATTTTTGAAAGCCCGCATAAAACTTTTAATAAACAATGCCGGCTTATCTGTATAGGCAATCAGCTTGGTGATGTAGTCTATTCCAATTATATTAGATGCTACTACGAAACTGAATGTAATGGCAATAAATGTCAGCCAGGAGAGTTACAAAATTATGACTTGACAAAGAATATGGTAGGAAAAGACTTACCGGATTGTATAAGAAGGGAAATAAAGGAAATGCTTGGTGAAGATAAGACGGGGATAGTTTACCATTTCCACCACTGGAATAGAGGAAAAAGAATTGATGACGGTATTGTTTTAACCACCGCAGACGATAAACCAAAACTACTAAAGGTTTGGTATTTGAATAGGAACTGGAAAGCGCAAGATGCGGTTAATGAGGCGATAAAATATATCGCTGATTAGTTTATAGGCTTGTCATACATCGGGTATGATGACAAGCCACAAAAGAAAATAAAGAAAAATAAAATAAGCAAGTTTAAGAACAGCGAAAAGGAGGTGAGAAAAGATGATAACAGACAAAGAAGAAGCCAAAGAACTATTGCTTGAATATAGCAACAAAGGACTAAAGGGATTAAAAGAAGCCCGCAAGAAGGGAGAACTTGATGACATCGTGGCCGAAATTGCTGACGCAAGAGTTGACATATACAACAGCGATTTATTGGACTGGTTAAGGGAAGGGCTTAATTATCAGATTGTTGAAGAAGCCATTGATGAAATGGGTTTTCCCACTAATGAAGATGGAACAGCGGACATTATAAAAGCCATCCAATACGGCCAATATAGAGCAAATGAAAATCTATTACATGAGGCGGTGGAGGAACTCTTAGGATAACCCAGAGGCTTGCTATACATCGTGAATGGTAGCAAGCCACAAAAGAAAATAAACAAAAGTAAAGCAAGCAAGTTTAAGAACAGCGAAAAGGAGGTGAATAAAAAAATGGGAAGATATTATAGCGGAGATATAGAAGGAAAATTCTGGTTTGGTGTCCAATCAAGTGATGACGCCTCATTTTTTGGCGGTGAAGAGATTGAGCCAAATACCATTTCCTACTACTTTGACAAGGATGACTTGCCAGAAATAGAAGAGGGAATAGCGGAATGCAAAAAAGAGTTGGGGGAAAACAAAGAGAAGTTGGACAAATTTTTTGGAAAGGTAGAAAGTTATACCGACGAGAAAGTGGCTGAAGAAT